CATCAACGTGAAACCAACGATTTGATCGTGTCCAGGCATTGAGATCAGGACTATCTAATGCTATAGTGATATAGTCAGGGTCCAAGGGTTCGTTTAGTGTGCCATCAAAGTTGCTGGTATCCCAAGGCACAAAGTCCCAAGGTAAACTGGCAGTTCTCACAATTTCCGGTGTGACATAATCGGTTACCGGCAATAGTTGTATAGCTGTGCCAACTCCTGCAACATAATAGGTTTGGCTCTGATAACTTGAAGGGACCACGGTGCCCTCAAATGTGATTTTGAGATTGTTGGTAAACACCACTCCGTTTGGAGATGTGTATGTTTTCTTGCCCAGGATATCAGTGATCACATTGATAGATTCTGAATTTTCCTGAGTTACTAATCTTATCTGTCCAAATATGTCTGGGTTTGTTCCGTCCTGATACCACAATAGATCTTGCACCGCAGTGAGCAAAGGTATCTGCTGAAAATATCCTGATGCATTACGATACCATTGAGTGCTGCTCCATTCAGCTCCAAACATCACAGTGAACTTGCTGAGATTTGGACATTGAGTAACTGATGTCAGCTCGAGGATCACGTCGCCACTGGTAGTATATTGATATTGTATCAACCACACGCTGTATCTGGTATCTACATCCAAAATAGGCGTGGTCTGATCAAAAGTTAAATTGTCATAGCTGCCCGGCAATCCATTCTGACTTGGTATTTGTAACAAGGGATCAAATTGTGTAGTCACCAACCAACCACCATCCTGTGGATCAGTTATGGTATTTGTAAAGACTATGGTGCGGCCATTGAGATCAGTGATACCATCAATACCCATGGGATTTTGCGCCAAGAATGCAGATAGCAATATGTTATTGACCTGATCAAATTGCAGAGTGGTAGTCAATAAATCCACTTGCCCTGGTGCAGGAACTGTGGCTATCAGTGGTAGATCATAATAAAACTGCTGAGAATTTTTATAAGGAACAGAAAAATTTATCTCACCTGAATCTTCACCGTTATTGCTAACACCAAATACATCTCTTGAGCTTATGTTAGGGGCATACGGCAAACGGCCATTCACGCCCGGTTCGGCTTGTATCCAGAACTGGTTGGGTGCTTGATTCACTGAGAATTTATAATTGCCGCCACGAACCAGAGTGATTGCGGGATTGTTCCCGGCTATGGTGGAAAATTCATACGCAGTGTCTGTTCTAGTTACATCAAAAGTTCCTGTGCTAGGAACAGTAGTTGCACTTACAATCACAGACTGTGGCCCGCCGGGTAACCAATAATACTGACTGTAGTTTGAAAACTTGTCAAAATTTATAAAAGGATCCCACGAGTAATAGTCGCTGGTATACAACCTTGCGGCATTGTCCGTAAATGCACCCTGGCGTGCCAGTGCATCTGTTATACCTGGATAAGTGATGGCATCGGCTATGGTGCCAGTATCCGGAACCAAACTGACTACACCAGGTTCAAGTTGATAGTTTGCTCTGTCAGCTGTGGGTTCTACCACATAATAGTCATTGGGATTTACGCCCGGTCCGACTCTTCTTCCCACATAACCCTGTGTTTTTTTGAATTCAGGTTCCTGGACCAACTGGTCCAAGGTAGCTGCCAAGAACTGTCTGTTGGTGCTGGTTTGGAAAATTGGTGGTAGAAAATCTACGGTTCTAGTTGTGGCCATTAAATCACTCCACTTCCTGGGGCAGTTCTGATATTGGTCGAAGTCAATGCGGTGATCACTTCTACTGAACTTACACCAGCAGCATTGACAAATATTTCATTGGGAGCAGATCGTATTTCATACAAATCACCAAAGTATCTGTCGGGATCCACTGGCACTAGCACCACGCTGCTTACTATGCCGCCCATGTTCCTATGGATGTAGGCTGCTAATTCCGAGAAGTAGAATGTGTCTCCGAAATTCCATATAGCAATATCAAAATATTGATTGAGATTGGCTACCACTAGAGTTTTGATTTCACTCACACTAGCAGTTGAGTTGGCTGCACGGATAACCTTGATCGTGGCACGTAGATTTTCTGCTGCTTTGGGCCCAAACAACGGCTTGAAGGTAACTGAGTTTAACACTATGTTGTCAGAGATCATCTTGTAATTGTCAAGGCCTTGATACGATGTGGTCAGTTGATCGATAGTAGGCACATCAGGTTCAGGCACAGTGCCTGTGCTGTCTGTGATCCAATTTTGATAGGCAGTATAATAAGCCTGTGTGACCACATACAGATCAATAATGTTTGTGGTGCCTGGATCGATTCTATCTGCCAGTGGAGCATTGTGCCTGTATTGGAAATACAATCCTCCACGCCCCACTCGGACTTGCCATTCAATCGACACATCAATCAAACTGCGAACTCCATACACGTCGATTACCAATTGATAAAATGCACCCACTTGGCCAGCCAATGGACCGGTGTTGATCACTTGAGTATAAGCATAGAAAATCTTACCGGCCACATATTCTGTCTTGACTGCTTCAATAGCGTCCAGAGTGGCATAGTCACTGTTTACTCGACCCGGTTCGACCAACAGATAGCGTTGCAGATTGTTAAAGTCCACGGTCTTTTCAAAGAACACATATTTTGAATTGGCATTCACTTCGGGTGCCACGATCTCGTTGAAGAAATCGGGGTCGTCTGTGATGCCATCATTGTTGAGATCTTCATAGCTCACAACAACTTGGAAGTCGTCTACTAATCCGTCCACTTGCACGGGTTGCCCAATGATCTTGAGATAGATGTCCATTGGCAGCGGACTGTTTGAATCAGGCAAACTGTTGGTCTTTAGCACATTCACAAAGTCGCTGATCACACTGCCCACTCTAGGATCATAGATACGATTACCATTTTCAAAGAAGAATCTAGTCTGCAATACAGATCCAAAGTTGTAAGATAAAGCCCGGCTGCTCACAGTGTATTTTGATCCGTTGTTCACTGCTTGTATCACCCAGGAGGCATCTTGATTTGTGCCAGATACGTTGCCGGCATTGGCCAAGCTGAAATCAGCATCAACTGCTAGATTTGTAGAGGTAATCAGATACCAAGTGAATGGTGTTCCGGTAACACTACCGGTGTTGTCATATCCTAGGCCAAAGTTTCTATACAGCAAAATCTGATTCACGATGTCATTTTGCAAAGTGGTAGACAAGGTGGTTACCAAGATTGGAATCACCACTTCTGGTATGGCACCGGTGGGCACAAACACGTTCAGTGCCACAGGTCCTGTGCCATTGACAAAATTACCTATGCCCTGATTTGTGCCATCTAGATAGATGCTGAGTGGGCTGGCCCAGAACGAGTATCTTTCATTGGCCAATGTGGGTATGCCTAGTTTTAATCTGTTGCCGCTATCAAAGAAATAGCCCGTGGGCGCAGCAAATTTTATCAAACTACCCACCGTGACAAATTTAGTATTGGTGCTGGAGTAAGTGCCCAACGGAGCAGGAAATCCTAGTGAATTTATAAAATACCCGGTGGTTTCGTTGGCCAAAGTGGTGCTCTGATGCCAAGTAAGATTCAACACCGCTAGATTGGGTCTAGTGAAGTTTGCGTAATAGAATTGTGTAAATTCATTAGTGGCCAGTATGGGTTGTATCTGGTTTGCAACCACACTGGCCACTTCGTTGGTTGTGACCCAGGTAAAGAAGAATGATGGTAATAGATTTTCTTCCCAGATAGCACCGTCGCTGGCAAAAGTATTTGTTGAACTGTATTTGCCAGTGTTATCCACCAGATCAAGATAACGACTGGTGCCAATACTGGCACGATTCAACGCATAGCTTTTGATGATTGAATTGTATTGTGTGAATGGAAAGTTTGTGTAATCCTCACCATTGACCATGCGATTCTGTGTGTAGTATCTGGCTGGAGCACGTTGCTTGATCTCATCCAAGGTTTCTCTGGCTTGAGCATTGCTCACCGGCGTGGTGATACCACAGGTAAATGTGATTGTCTGTAGTTGTCCTGATCTACTGACATAGGTGATAGGAACAATCACGCTTTGCATTTCTTCTGGATTGATGATGTATGTGAGACCGTTGCTGGCACGAACATAACAACGGTATAATCCCACAGGGATAGATGAAAACACACCATCACCAAAAGTAAGGGTGATCTGGTCGTTGGCTCTGCTCAATGTTGAATACAGTTTTCTCTGGTCCGGTGCCAGTTGCTCTTGAGCTGCGGCATAGACTGATTCTACATATCGCCATTCACCGGTTATGGTGCCCACATTGTCCAGTTGAAACAACCAACGGTCTGTGTTGTTTACACCTTCAATGTTGATATTCACTGTGCGGTTGGGGATGCGTTCAGCTAGATTAAAGTCTTGATTTTGCAACGAACCTTGTTTGAAGTAAAAGAAAAATCCTGTGTTTGCACTGTCAAATCCCAAAGAGTCATTGCGGAACAACACATTGAATTGACCATTAGGCCGTGGTGCTGGTTCATAGATATACGGTGCAGTACCTGGTGTGCCTACTGATGTAGAGTTTATTACCTCAAATGGCATGTTTACTCCGTCCACTGTGGCAGTATAAGGCACCACAGGCAAGAATCCTGGAACTAGATTCAAAGTATATTCATTGGTATCTATACCCACTATGGTAGAACGATTTCCTGGATGCCCCACACGTTGTGTATCTACCAAGGCAGCATTGATCACCGTGGTGAATTGTTCTGCCCAGTTGAAATTAGTTGGATCATTCCAGGTGATAGTGGCACCTGCAAGATTTATACCGTTGATATCGGTAACATTTTCTGTGGTGGTCACACTGAATACTTTGAGATATCCACTGGCAGCAGTATTTCGTTTGGCAGTGTAGCTCACTAGGTTGGCCAAGCGAACCACGCTGTCTCTGCGTTCAGCTGTGTCTATGTAGTTTTCTCTGGTGTTGAGATCGTTGCGAAAACTCAGTGATTGCCCCATGAATGCAATCACATCCAGCAAGGCTATGAATTCAGATGACTCAATGTAGTCGTTGAAAGTTTCTGGATAGTATTGGCGTAGGTAATCTACAAAACTTTTACGAAGAGCTTCAAAGTCGTAGCTTTGGAAATCAGCTTCCCTATAGGTCTGGTAGATGCGTTTCCAGTCTTCTACTCCGAATACAACTGTTTGTCTAGTGGTGCGTGCCATGATGGTCCATTGTTATCTGTTATTTACCGCAAATATAAACGGCTGCTTTTATGCGAAATTTGCCATTCTCTGTTGTTGATCAAAGAACACACTGAGCAGTTGAGCATCGGCGTTGGGCACAAATTGTATTTCTAATTCAATCAAGATGCCATTTTCCTGGGGAAAAAGATTTATATCTGCGATAATAACTCGTGGATCGCCGGATGCCACACGTTGTATTTCACGCATGATAGCGGCATTGGTAACTTGATCTTGATTTTCAAACAACAGATCCCATAGCGTGGTTCCATAACTGGGACGCCCGGGTAATTGCCCTTGTGTGATATTAAAAGCGTTTAATAGATCACGTTTGATCAGGTCAGTATCTGTGAGAGTGAACTTTTTATACTGATTTTGTGTGTTGAATCCAATGAATGTGGCCATGTTGATATTTAGTCAGCATTGCCCCACCCTTATGGAGGACCGTCGCCGCCACCAGGTGGGTCGCTATTGTTGCGTAAACTGTTAGAATATGAGCCCGGTGGACCAAGCCCGTCGGGACCATCCCCACCACCAAACTGTGCTGCATCCGCTGATTTTTGTTCGCTAGATGGAACTGGATTATTCTCAGCTGTGGCTTCTTTGCTCCAATCTGTAGCTTCAAAATCAGCTGCGCTAGGAAATGCAGCTGGCACCGGTGCTACTGCCGGTGCCACTGTTGTTGTGGCCTTAAGAGCCAGACCTGCAACAAACCCAATAGGGCCAAGAAATCCTAGAGCTGCTGCTACAGCTTTGGGATTATCTTTTGCAGCTTGTGTCAATGATGACACTGCTTTTGACAGTGATTGTCCAATTGACCCGGCAGCAGGTGTAGCGTTTTGTCCGGTGCCTGTGACTCCGGCAGTTGCGGCACCGCTAAACATGGATGCCTTGTCAGCAGAAGTGATTCCGCTGCCCAATGTAGTATTTTCGCTGCCCACAGTGACTGGTCTTCCATCGCCACCTAGCACAGGTGATCCATCCGCGGTGCGTAGTATACCACCATACCCCACAGAGATTGGCGATCCTCCGGATCTTGTTATCTCCTGATTTACTGCTGCGATTGCCTGGGCTGGGCTCACACTGCCGAGGGCAGCTACTGCGGTTGTGACTGCGCTCTGGGCAGCAGAGTCAGATATCCTGTTTGTGGAACCGCCAGCACTTGGAAAATTTGGTGAGGGTATTTTTGGATTTCCAATCACGGCTGTTGTGGCTTGATTCAAACTCTGTCTGTTCACTGTGTTCACGTATCCTTTGGCTATTACCACTCCTAGAGAAAGAGCGCCAATTCCCACAGCTATGTTTTGATTCTTGGCGCCAAATGTGCTGCCATAAGTCGACGAATTTATAAAATTACTGATCTGAGTGGTTATGTTGGCCGGGGCATTGTTGTTCAACCATTGAGTTGTTGGCTCAACCCCATATTTGGTGGCTGCATTTACCAACGGGCCTACTGCTTCTGCTGATTCATTTCCATTGAGTGTGCCATTCTGTTTGAGCTGTTCATAACTATTGCTCATGAGATTTTGTTGTGTGGCTGTTTGCAAGCCCACATCGTTGAGTATGGTTTGAATATCCGTGGCTCCTTGTTTGCCTGTCCAACTGGTAGGGCTACTAAGGATGCTCACAGCATTAGCAGGATCCTGTTTTACCTGATCGGCAATGCCTGGTTTGATCAACCCTGCTGTTTGTAACTGATCCGCAGTGAGCCCATAGGTGCCCAATCCATTGGTGGTAGTTATCACATTGGCAGATTGATCAACCACGGCCGCTGTGGTAGCCACTAGTCCTTGAACCTGTGCCGAAGACACGCTGCCCACAGTTTGAGAATTTACACCGGTTTTGAGAAAATCACTCACTGTGATAGCAGTTTGTGGAGGCACACCAATTTGATTGGGCAGTTTGATATTGTTTCCAATCTGTTTGGCCAGTGACAAGGCTTGCGGGCTGATCTGCGATGCTGCGGCTGCCAATCCACCTTCAGTCTGTGTCACAGCATTGACCAATCCGCCCACAGGCACCCCTGTCAGTCCACCTGTTTTGTATTGTTGATTGAACACAGCCAATGCGTCGTCATAGGAAGTGCCTGCCGGCGCTTGCACTTCAAACGCCGCACCTGCCGAGTTAGTGAATTTCCAAACGCTGGTGGTATTAGTAGTGTTGATGCTCATGCTGTTCTAATTATGCTAAAACCGTCGGGCACAGGGGTATCAGCCGGTGCCGGCCCAGGTGCGCCATCTGTGAAACTAACTGTGTTGGGCACCCCTTGATTGTGATATGGATATGGCTCGTGTGTGGGTGCTCTTGTGACAATACTTTCTAATCCTTGATCTTGCACTTGCCAACCAGTGCTGTTGTTGAATGTGGTGTCTGGCATCTTGGTTGTGGGATACAATCTTGGCTTGGGCACTTGAGCACCTGCACGACCATTCAAGTCTATCCGACCTGCATTCAATCTCAATGCACTGCCACTGTTCCAGGATCCTGACATGCTTTGCACAGCCAAGGTGCCGTCACTGAGCACACCAATGGCTTTTTCGCCGTATATCCTCATGGAACCTTCAGTGGCGATGTCCAATGTTGTGACTGCTCCAATGTGTGTGGCGGCATTTGATTTCATGTTGATGTTGCGCCCGGCAAACATGTTGATATCTTTGTCTGCATGTAGATTGATTGTGCCTTCAGTTCTCACATTTACTGAATTGGTGGAATAAACATCAACTGTGCCTTCGGCTCCGAGTTCTATCCAAGTTTGTCCATTGGCATGCCCGATGTAAAAGAAGTTTTCGCTGTCGTTCATCATGATCTGATGACCTTTGGTTGTTCTCAATCGGAACAGGGCATTCTTGTTTTCTAAATCACCGTCGTCCATGACCAAGGTATGTCCACCATAACGTCCAATCACAGTGACCTGATCAGGGCGCAATGTGCCTGTATCTAGACGTTGGCGTATGGTCTTGGGATCCAGACCGCCTTTGTATATGGGTTGGCCCGGTGTGGAAACGCCGTATACTGTGCTGGGACTTTCACGCTGTGCATTTGAGATGATAGGGCCGCGCTCCGTATCACGATCAAGACCTTGCTGGAAAAAGATAGCTGCCTGATAGCCGTGAACAGGTTTAGGTTGATCATAGAATCTTTGATTTTCATCTATCTCTTTGTTGTCAGTGTTGATTTCTGTAACAGGCAGTTGCGGAGTGTTATTGAAATATTCTTTTTGCGTTTTATTCTGTGTGACATATTGACTCTGCTTGGCTGCACCAATAGCAGGTAGCATGTGATTCAAGTTGTCATCAATGATACAACCTAGATAATATCCTTGGCTGGGATCACCTTCCACAAAGAAACAGATCACTCTGGTGCCAATATCCGGTGGAGTAAACCACATGCCATAGCTCTGTTGATTTCCTGGATACCCACCAAACCCTGCGGTGGTTCCTGATTTTGGTGTTGCGCCGTAGAACGGTGGTAGGTAATTGACCCAGCGCAGCCCTCCCTTGTCATTGGCTCCTGAACTAAATTGTTCAATACGAACTTGTATTCTACCGGCCCTGACAGGATCTACTGTGTTGGTAATCACGCCAATGAATGGCCCCATCTCTGCAGGGGTGCCACCACGTGTGAACTTTTCGTTGACCCGTTGTCCGG